GAGATACCTTTTAAGAAGTAAATACAAAAGGAAAGTTCCCTCTTAATTGTCAGACAATTCTATCGTTCACTCCCTCGGGCTGCCGCCCTCGGTCGTTCACTCGCTCGCTTATAGATCATTTGTTCGTATCACTGTTCTATCACAACTATAACAATAATTTGTTAACACTCTGTTCATAATTTATACTTTATTTGTTAACAACTCCATGATACAATAAAAGAAAAACTCAAGGAGATATAAGAAATGAAAAGACCTAAAGACGGCATTATAAATAGTAAGCTACCACCTTATGAAATGTTGGAACATGCAATGCTTTTACAAGCGGTGGCTGATATCAAAACGACAACATGGTATAAAGTGCCATCGGATGGCATGAAGTGCTCATATAAAGAAGGACTTGAAGCAGTTGACTATATTGTTTTAGTCCTTAGACAGAATGCTTATAGTGTGGATGCAATAGCAAAGATTTTTAGAGAAATTACACCACATAACTACAAATATGATTTGATTAAAGAGAGATTAGAAAAGAGAGGTATCGAGTTATGAAACAAACAGAAATTCAGGCAAAATATTTTACACGTTGGCATTATGATTCTATCGAGTCCACTTCAAGTAAGACAGAGTATATCGCTCGTGTTGGCAAACTCGCCAACGTTGCAAACAAGCGTGCCAAAACTTTAACAACTGCAATATCAAAAGGCAGAATCACAGAAGATAGAACAGCACTTTTCAGATATCAAGACGCGGTTGGCTACTTTAATAAGCACGTTTCTTATAACGCTTCTTATGTATCAACGGGCAAGGCAGTTTATAAAGATTTTTCAATTCGTGAATTGAGAGCACTTGAAAACAAGCTTCTTCACTATCTTGAGGCAAAAGCTTCAACGGCAAGAGGCAGTATCGAAGTAGAAAACAAGCGTGTTGCAACATTCAAGGAACGTTACGGGGTTGATATATCTAACCTTAGCAAAAGCGTTCGTGATAAGCTTTTCAATACCTTGCATTATTTAGCAGATAAAAAATATGCAAAGCTTTCAAGTGATCAAATTGTTACACTGTTAACAGAGGCAATAAACACAAATAACAGAGAGGGCTTGCAGGAACTTTTTAAAGCATCGGAGGAATTGTATCCGAATTTAAAAGATCAGGCAGAGTTTAGAGTTGCAATTATACAAAATAGTTCGCTATCATGGAAAGATAAAGCACGAGAATTTAAAGCGGCAAACAAACTATACAAGAGCAATCGAGCGAAGCCAAAACCAAAAGCTATAAAACAGGAGTTATAATTATGATAGTTCAATGTTTAAATAGAACAAATCAATATGATGATATAGAAGTGAAGTCAGTGACGGACTATGTGCCGTCACATGGCTTTTCTCTGCACAAGCCTTTAGGCAAAAAGAAAGACAGTCCTTATTATATTGATCAATTTGGAACTTTTGACATTGAAACCACTTCACGTACTCGAATTGAGAAAGATGATCAAGGCGAAGAAGTGACAAAGCCTATTGATGCTTTTATGTATGTCTGGTCTGCTTGCGTTGACGGGGAAGAAGTACAGGGTAGATATTGGAAAGATTTTCTTGTTTTACTTGATAAAATTCAAGCTTACTACAAAACTAATGAGTCGCGTTATTTTGTGATTTACGTTCACAATCTTCCTTTTGAATTTTCTTTCATGATTGGATATTTAAACGACTATAGTGAAGTGTTTGCCACTGGTAAACGAAAGCCTCTTGTATGGCGATTAAAGAAACGCGGTATTGAACTTCGGTGTAGCTATAAGCTCACAAACATGTCGCTCGATAACTTCACGAAAAAAATGGCGGGATGTACGCATATAAAAGCAAAAGGTGACTTGGACTATTCTCTTATAAGACATAATGAAAGCTATATCAATCCTACAGAGTGGGGATATATAATCAATGATACTTTAGGATTATGGGAAGCAATAACTTACATGCTTACAAAAGATAAAGATACTATTGCAACTGTGCCGCTGACAAGTACCTCTTATGTGCGCCGTGACATGAAAAGAGCTATACGAAAAGGAACTACAACTCGAATGCTAAAGAAAAAGCTTGCATTAAACGACAAAACATACAAACTTTTAAAAGAGGCTTTTCGTGGGGGCGATACTCATGCTAACATGATAAAATGTGCTAAAATCTATCATGACGTTTATAGTTTCGATGCTTCGAGCATGTATCCGGCTATGCTTCTTTTGATGCAATTTCCAGTGACGGCATTTGAAAAAATGCCTGTAACATCGAAATGTTTAAAGTATATAAAAAGTAAAAATCTTGCATGGATAGCTCAAATAAAGCTTACAAATGTAAGGCTTAAAGAAGATCAATACAATCCGTACTTATCAATAAGCAAATGCCGTAACTTGCAAGGGGTTGACCCCGACAATGGTAGAGTATGGAAAGCAGCAGAGCTTGAAACAACCGTGACGGATATAGACTATTCTATTATTGATGAATGCTATGATTTTGACACAATTGAAATTATAGAAGATACACTCTATACCGCACGTTATGGATATATTCCAGATGATGTAAGAAGTGTTATAATGGAATACTTCACGGCGAAAACAAAACTTAAAATAGCAGTTAAACATACCGCCCCCAATAGTAAAGAAAGGGAAGAGGCGGAGTATGATCTAATGAAAGCCAAAAATAAATTAAACGGCATTTATGGAATGGCGGCTACAGACCCTATACATCCTATTATGTTGTATTTGGAAAACGAATGGCAAGAATTTTCTTATGCGCGGTATGAAAATGATATTGCCTATAAAGAAAAGGTTGACGCAAGCGGCTTTAAAATTCCAGATGAAAAATCAATAGCAGAGCAAAGCGAAAAAAGTGTATTACCTTATGTTTGGGGGGTATACACAACTGCACACGCAAGAAAGCACTTGCGGAGAATTTTAGCATGTGCTGAGAGTAGCTATATATACTGTGATACCGATAGTTGTAAAGCAACTAACTTTAATTTTGACAAATTGACAGAATTAAATAATTGGATATATGAGCTGTGCGAAGAAACTAATACTTTTGTTGACATTGACGGCAAAAAATATTATATCGGATATTTTGACTGTGAAAGCGATGTGAAATCAGAAAATAAATATGAACCCGAATACAAAGATTTTAAAACGCTGGGGGCAAAGAAGTATTGTTTTAACGCGTACAAAGAAACAAAAGATAAAACATATTTTGGTTGTACAATATCTGGAGTTAAAAAGGCAAGGGGGGCAGAAGTGATTAAAAACCTTGATAACTTTAGAGCGGGTTTCAAAATAAAGAATAGTGGTGGTTTCCAAATCTGGTATAATGATAGTGATACAATCACAAAAACAAAAGTTGTTGATTATCAAGGTAAAGAAGCAATAACTGAGTATACGGGATATAGTTGTATGATAGCACGAGATTATGAAATAGGTTTGTCAGATGACCAAATTAAAAATTATACTATTATTGATGAAATAGCCGAATAAATAACGTTTTATTTGCAAAACTTTTGTAAATAAGTTATTATATACTTGTAAAGGGAAAATACCCTAATAAAAGAAAAGAGGATAACGAAAAATGAGAATTGAAAGACAATCAAGAGATTTGGAGAAGAAAGAACTTTTTAAGCTTGCAAATGACAATCATTTGCTTATGAAGAATTTGCCGGATGATTCTGTTATTAACGTTGCAGATTATGTAAGATATACAACCGATGACGGAAAGGAAGTAGCAGTTTTTTATCACACAAACACCGAAACAGGCGAAGTAGTAACACTTGCTACCTCAAGTCCAACTGTGATTAAGACGGCAGAGAGCGCGTTTGATTTTATGGAAAGCTACAATCTACAGTTCAAGCTGACACGTTCACAGAGTAAAGCAGGTCGTACCTACATGAATTTTGAACTTGTATAAATAATGGTTGGGTGGCAGAGGGAAGAAATACAAGTTGTTCAAGGGTGAGTCTCACAAGCTCACCCCTTTTAAATTTAGAGAGGTGCAAATATGGGACTTTATAAAGAAAACGGGTATTTGAATTATAAATATATTTGTGATGTTGGACAACGCTACATAGATATAATAGGCGGAAGAGGTATCGGAAAATCACACTTAATAGTTGATATATGGAATGTAAGTAAGTCACCAATTTTGTATGTGCGTAGAACAAATGTCGCGCTTGAAAATAGTTTTTCAACAATTGGCGACTTTGTAAAACCTGATTGGTTTGGTAAAGATATTCGACTGAAATACAATGACAAAAAAGGTTATGGTAAAGCATTTCTAACAGATGAGGACTTGCAAAACGATAAACCTTTTATAGTTGGGGTGTCATTGTCTACTTTTCAAAACAAAACTGGTATAGATTTTACACGCTTTTATGATGTGATCTTTGATGAGTTCATTCCTCAAAAAGGAGACAGACCTATAAAAAATGAGTTTCAGGCATACAAAAATATTATGGAAGTGCTTTTCAGAAACCGCCCAGAGTCAGAAACGGAAAAAATTAGAACGTGGTTTTTTGGGAATTCAAACGCGATTATGTCTAACATTTTAATCGGTTATAGACTTATCCCAGATTGCTACAAGGCAGTAAAAGAAAGAACAGAGATTACGCAAGTAGACAGGTGCGAAACAACACTTATACTTCCTTTTAAGTCGCCTATTTCAGAGAAAAAGAGGCAAAACGCTTTTTATAGAAATCTTCCAAAAGGCAGAGCGAAAATGGAACTTGATAATGAATTTATGGATTTGGAAGATGACAGAATACGTCATCAAAATCTAAAAGAGTATACGCACGACATGAAAACGCCTCTGTTTTCAGTTTGGCTGCATAAGTCAGATTTTAAATTTTACGTGACTAAACCTATGCGTGCACATTGTGATGATGTTTTTGATGCTTCACCATCGTCATTAGAGAGGTGGCAAACTAGTAGTAAAAAGTATTTGAAACCAATGTTTATAAGTGGTGACATAACATTTTCAGACTATGAAACACAGTGTGATTTTTTAGCATCTTTTGATTGCGTATCATGGTATGATATTTTGTAAAGTTGTAATTGACAAACAATAATATAAATGATATATAATAAATAGGCGGTTGCACTATCCAAACACTAGCCAGTGTGTGCGAGTCGGGGACGACAAACAGACCGCCTATTTATTGCTGTATAGTGCAAATGGTTAGTGCGTGTGACCTTGAATCACAAGATAACAGTTCGATTCTGTTTGCAGCTGTCAAAAATAAAGAAAGAAGGTTAAAATATGAAAATTGATGAAATTTTAAAGCTTGTAAATGCCGGTTACAGTAAAGATGAAATTACATCGTTTGAAACTGATAACACAGTAAAGACTGATACGGCAGTAAAGAATGATACAAAGTCCGACAACACAAAGAAGGATAGTTTTGACTATGAAAAGTTTGCAACTGCACTTGTAAAAGCGCAGCAGCTTGCAAACGGCAAAACTAATTTTGGTGGCTCAAACGAAAAGCCAGATATTAGTAAATTTTTCTAAAGGGGGTAAACAATGGCAAATTTAACATATACACAAATTGCACCGCTACTTACTGAAATGTATAAACAATATACGGGTAGAACTTCAGCGCAAAATTTGGCTTTTGGGCAGATGCAAAACACATTTAAAATGGGATTTGAAAGAGAAGATGACAATCTTTATCAAATTATTCCAACTGTGCTCGCAAAATCTATTTATTCCATTCGCCCATACTCAAGAAAGCTTTCTGGTATGGTTTGGGATCAACAACGATACGGCAACTATATTAGAAAGTTTACCCCTATTGTAAATGATTCTGAAATTGACAATGACGAATGGAATATCAATGTTGAGCTAGCTAAACCAGAAGCAAGTCAGGATTGGAAGGCAGGAACAAAGCCTGTTAAGTATGACGTGCTACTTACAATTGCAAGCGGTGGTCAAACTTTTGCAAGAAAATACACAATTTATAAAAACCAGATCAACGCGGCGTTTAATTCTGAGGAAGGCGTGGCGGCATACTTCTCTATGTTAATGACTGAATTTTCAAACATTTATGAGATTGACTTAGAGAATTGCTCTCGTGCACAGCTTGCAAACCTTGCGATCATTCTTGCTGATGCTGGTAAAGCAAAACCAACAAGTGGAAATATTTGTAAGGCAGAACAGGTTTTTCACGCGCTAACAAAGTACAATGCTGAGACAGGGCTTGCAATGACGGCAAAAACCATCATGAATCCGGCTGATTTTAGACCGTTTATGATTTGGTTATCCGCTGAGTTGAAAACGCTTAAAGAAAACTTGGCTATTCGTGGCACTCGTTTTCATGGTGATTTCACTGGTAAAATTGTAAACCGTCACACAGATGCATCAGACCTTCGTTTTTATCTGGTTTCAAAATTTGGAAATTATTTTGAGGCGAATGGTTCAGAATTTTTCCACCCAGAAAAGGCAGAGCTTGGCGATTATGAGAAAGTCACTTTCTGGACAGACCCTTCTAATCCAATGCAAATCAAGGGAAGTGCTGAGGGTGTAAAACCAGATGGCGTAACAAAGTTTACACTTGCAGATCAAACGGTTGACAACGTTCTAGGAATCATGATGGATATTGATACAATGGGAATCGTTCCTATTGATCAATGGAGCGCGACGGAGCCGTTCAATGCACGTTACGGTTATAGAAACGGTTGGAATCATTACACATTTAAGACACCGGTTGACTTTACGGAAAACGCAATTTTGATTTTACTTGATTAAACAAAGGGGCTTGAAAGCCCCTTTTCTTGAAGGGAGGTACACATGGCTTTTGAAGTTAAATTTGGAAAATCTGACAAAAGAATAAATAGTACAAAAATTCCTACTTTTTCTGATACTGTATCATGTGTGTTAAAACAGGGTACAAGTGTAGAAAAACCAACTTTTATTTTGCAGGCTGTAGCACCTTTTGATTGGAATGTTGCGTACTGTGAAACGTTTGGAAGATATTATTTTGTTAATGATGTTACATATGTAGAAAGCACGTATGAAATTGAATGCACATGTGATTATCTTGCAAGTTACAAAGATGAAATACTTTCAAATACAGCATATGTTGAAAGAGGAGGGCTTTCTGTTAGAAATCCATTTATTATTGATACTATGCTACCAACTCTTTGCATGCCTACTATTAAAAAAGTTAGTGCAGTATTGGAAGTTGACTCAAGCGGCTGTGTTGTAATTTGTACAGCGGGGAAATCTGGAAATGGTTTTACAATTCTAACAGTTGCTAATTTTAATCGTTTGTGTTCATACTTATACACAGCTGAGTATACAACTGGACTAAACGACTTTTTACAAAATCCTGAGGGAGTTGCTAAAGAGATAGCACACCCACAAGACTACTTACTTTCTGCAATTTGGCTTCCTTTTCAATCTCCGGGGGGAACTCCTGTTAATGTTACGTTGGGATATGTAGACACTGGAATACCTGGCTGGCAAGTATCTACAAAAGACACCTTTAGCAAATCGGTAAGTGTTACAATCCCAAAACCAGATAGATCTGGTGATACAGAATTTCCTTATCTGAAATATGCCCCCTTTGCACACTATACTTTACAAGTGCCGTTCTATGGAACAATTCCACTAAATCCAAATTTGTTATCAGATAACTTATTGATTAATTATACCATTGACATTAATGGCGGCTGTGACATATCAATTTTAAGCGGAGCAAATCTTATTGCTTCTTTGAATGGAAATTGTAGTGTACCCGTTGGTTTTTCAGCACGGCAAACAAATATTATAGGCACATCGCAAGTACAAGTTGCAAGTGCAATGCTTTTTGCTGATAATGTTGGGAAAAGTTTAGAGTCTGCAATGGAAGTTGACGCTGTAGGGGCGGCTAGCAATTTTATAAATGCGACTGCTGTAATTGGTAGTGGTATACTGTCTGGACTTGAAACAGCTGTGCCGCGTGTATCAAGTAGTGGGGGTAGTGGTTCGATTTATGTAAACAATCTTGTGTATTTGATAGGTGAGTTCTACACGCAAGTTGAAACCAACTTAATGTATCAAGGGTATCCGTGTTGTAAAGTTAAAACATTAAGCGAATTATCAGGGTTCATTAAGTGCAAAAACGCAAATATTAAATGCTCCGCAACTGCAAGCGGAACTGCAATTATCATTAATTATTTGAATGGGGGTATGTTTATAGAATGAAACCGTTTGTATATAGTGGATATTATGAGGGTGAAGGCGTATCAAGTCCTATTATTAACGAATATGAATCACGGCAGAATCCAAATATGATACATGTTAATAATACATGGGACTATGCAACGTACTTTAGATACTTTTTACAACGTGCAGAAAGTTTAATCATTTTCGATGGAATGCCAAAAACATGGGCGAAAAATTATATCTATCCTCTTTTGTTTTTAAAAGGTAACTTTTGCGTTATGAATACCGCCAAATTTGGAATCATTCCGCAACACGGCTCGCCTTATGGTTTTGATGTGCAGTATCAACCAACTAACTATGTAGTTGCAAACCCCGCTTTTGACGCAAGTTTTAATGGTGATCTTGTAATTGGAGAAGATTGTGAGATTGTTAGATTAACACCAGACTGGTGTGGAATTGGAGATTTGATAAATTCATATGCGCAAAGAGTGGCTATGACTTTATCAAATCATGACGTTGCAAGCGCTCTTGCAAAGTTTGGTTTTATTTTTACAGCCAAAAACAAAAGCACAGCGGAAACTTTTAAAGTTGCTTTTGATAATATCATGTCAGGGCAGCTAGCAGTTGTAATTAATCAAGGTCTTTATGATAAGGAAACTGGTAAACCGCTGTATGAGTTCTTTAACAATGATATCGAAAAATGTTATAATGTAGTTAAGGCGGCGTTGGAAAGCGTTGAAAATCTCAAACATGCATTTGATATGGAGATTGGTATTTATACAGTACCTGAGAAGAAAGAACGCATGATTACAGACGAAGTTGAAGAAAGTAAAAATGCTATCATGTCTAAGTGCGAGTTGTGGGTGGAAACTATCAATGAATGTTTAGAAAAAGTAAACGCACATTATAACCTTGACATTAGCGCACGTTTGCGGTATCCTAACAATAGAGGGGGTGGAAGTGATGAGAGCTATAATTCCAATAGCGACTCTGTATGACTATGATAATAGTATCTTTACGGATATCTATGTTAAAGGTGTTTCAAGAGATCAACTAATTGACCACTTTTTGCTATCATATGGCGACTTAACACCCGTTTATCAAGATCCCTCGTATTTAAGGAGACATGTTACAAGTGTAGCACGTTCTTTGCAATGGACTATTGACCACTTATGGGAAGTAACACAGCTTGAGTACAATCCAATCGAAAATTATGATAGAATGGAAAGTTGGACTGATAATGGAAACGGCACTTTTCAGAAAGGAAAAGTTGACACGGAAGAAACGTTTAATAAAGGAAGCGTAACAACAACTTTTGGTAAAGTGTCTGACAGTACTCATAAGGTTGCCGCTTTCAATTCTTCAACTCCTGAGGTTGCCAACACTGATAACACAACTGATAGTGGAAGCGATTCCCAGACTTTTGGAGCTGATACCTCACAAGGAAGCGTTATCAATGGTTTGGATGAATCAACAACAAGCGGAACTCATGAGGGAAGGATTCATGGAAACATTGGTGTTACTACTTCGCAACGAATGATGCAAGCGGAAATTGATCTAACTACAGCTTACAACTTCCTTGATAAAGTTTGTGAGTTGTATGCAAATAGACTATTGATAGGAGTGTGGTAGAATGGAAATTATGAACGCAATTGCGCAAATTGCGCAGATGGTTGGTGTACCTTGTGTATGCCTTGGCGCTGTGATGTGGTATGTGAATGCCCTTGATGTGAGACAGCGAGAGGAGCGAAAAACATGGTATGAGAAGCATGACGTTGAGAGTACTAAGTGGGTTGACGCTCTAAACAATAACACAAAAGTTATTACAGAATTGTTAACAATTGTAAAAGAAAAGGAGAATTAACTATGATTTATGACATTCCTGATAAGAACGTTGCTTATATTGCTAAGGCTAGAGAGCTTTACAAAAACCGTGACAAGTACGCTTACCTTTACGGGGCGAAGGGGCAGTATTGCACTAGTGAGGTTTTTGAGTCACTATGGGCAGCAGAGCCAAATTATTTTAAAAAGTATAACGCCGCGCAGAAAGCACAGATTAAGGCTTTCTGTATGGGAAAAATATTGATTGATTGCAGCGGCTTTATCAATCTTGTTACAGGGAAATTTATGTATTCGACTGCCTATATAAACGGTTGCACTAATGTGACGACTCCTGACAAGACTAAAGATGGAGATTTACTGTATACAACTTTTGGCGGTACTGGTAGACATATAGGGCTTGACATTGGTCATGGTTTCTTCATGCACTGCGGAAAAGAACTTGAAACAATTTCTATCGGTGTGATTGATGGATTTGGTTGGGAAAAAGGGGGTAGACTATGAATCTTATTGTTGCTGGAAATGTTATTGAAGTTACCTTTGATGTTGATGATCCACCGTCAGGTTATATAACACTGCCTGATGGCTATAGTTATGAGCAAATTAACATTGTATTAGCATCTAATTGTTATCCTATACATCGTCTAAGTTCAGGCAATTTGGGAACAAGAACTTTTCCGCCTGTTAACTCGAAATCGCCTTGCCGATTTGCATATGCAATTGTTGATACTACCAAAGCAGCATCTTTTCGGGTTGTAATAGAGAAATTTGGGCAAATCCCAGATATCCACTATTTTGATAAAGCGTTTGAACCAATTTTAGTTAAGGGTGATGACGGTAAAGAGTATAACGTGATTCCTTCAGATCAATTCAAGTAGGGGGTAGACAATGGCATTTTCTAATTTTCCTTATACCGACTTTCACAATTTAAATCTTGATTGGATTCTTGAAACGACTACAGATTTAAATACAAAGTGGGATGATTACTATAAACAATGGAATAAATGGCAAAGTGACGTTCAAAACTATATTGATAATTTGGACTATATCGCCGCTATTGATGCATACCTTGACGGTCTGAAAAACAGCGGCGAATTGGCAGATATTATTGATACATGGTTAACAGACTATGGACTGATCACAATTGGCGACTCATACGGGGAAGGGTATACACCTGACGGCATGGTTAAGCCGTGGTGTGATATTTTGCATGAGAAGTATTTTTCAGATGCTAGCTTTTATGTTAATAAAAGTTTGGGCGGTAGCGGTTTTGGTGCAAATACTCACTTTTCTGCATTGTTGACACAAGCTATTGCCACTCTAACGGATAAGCAAAAGAAACAAGTAAAATATGTTGTTGTTGCAGGCGGTTGGAATGATCAATTTGTTGCAGGTTCGCTTATTAACAGCGGTATCAAAGATACAATTGATTTAATGTCTCAATTACCAAACGCAACGCTTTACATTGGTTGGATTGCGACACCTATCATCGGTTTTACTACTGTGGCAAACCAAAAAGCATACGATGAAATTAAAACTTTATATGAAACTTACTGGGGAAAGTATAAGTTTTTGAGTGGTGCTGATAGTGCTTTACGTTGGACTGGTGTATTAGCATCTGATAACATTCATCCTAACGCAAGTGGGCAAGCTTCAATTGCAGATATGATCTATAAGGCAATGGGGGGATATGCATCATGGAATCGAAGGGGCGATTTTGCGCTTGATGGTACTGGGTGCACACTGAATGATTATAAGATGAATGTTGTGTTGACTAATACCAACGCACATTGCAGCTTTAGGCATGTGTCGAGTTTCATTGATTTGGCTTTCAAGCCAGCAAAGAATTTCACAAGTACCGCTGTCAAAGTTATGAGTCATAATCTTTCGTTTGTAAATGTGCAAAGTATTTGCAATTGTAATGCGATTATTCATGATAAGTCCGGTTATCATCAATGCATGGCGGTTCTTACTATCAACCCGTATGATGCTACACAGTTAGATAGTGGGGCAATTTATCTCCGTTTGGTTGATATAAGCGGTAGTGGGTATGCTAGTTATACAAGTGTCGATGAGATACAGTTGTATGGTGTAGAATTTAATATTCCGTTAAATTAAGAAAGAGAGGGTGCACGCCCTCTCTTTTCTTATTTTCTTTCTATTGATATAACTGTAATATAGCTTACAAATGGCAATTTTGATACATATTCAACGGCATAATCACTTGCCTGTCTTGCGTTATATCCAATAGATTCCACATATTCAACATTGATATCGTCGCTATCTGTATTCAGAAAAGCGACTTCCACACAGTAAGTGTTCTTCATCGTTCTCATTTTAATACCCCTCTTACAAGAAAATCAAGTGATGTTTTTACTGTTTCCATAAGTTGAATCTCTGCCACTGTATCACTTGTTGCTGTGCAATCGTAGATATAAGCATACATTTTCATAATGTCATTATGTAAAAGCGGCGTTTCTAAAATTTTATCACTGCTTTCTTTCAAAAGTCTATTTTTCTTTAACTGTGTTAAATTATCCATTTTATTGATCCTCTCTTTCTTCATAATCACCCAAATCTTTGCAAATAATATCAAGCTCATCTCCGCTTAATCTAAAGATTACTTTCAATTCCTCTCTGTCTGATTGACGCCAGTCGCCATTATATAATTCAATCGCTAATTTTCTCAATTCAATCAATTTTCGCATTTCAATTCTCCTTTATCCAATACTCGATTGTCATGTAGTTCTTAGAACGTTTGTATGCCATGAACAGTTTTTCATAATATGGAATATAAATTTTCATGTTAGCACCTCACTTTTCAATCCAATATTGAATTGTCATAAACTTTGTAGAAAGCTTTCCTTTATAATAACTCGGGACTACTCTTACAAAACCTTTTCCGTATCTGCCCTTATATGGATGAATAGTTGTTAAATTAACGTTCATATATCCACGTACCTCTGCCCACGTTACATAGTTAAGATTGTGATTATATAGCCAATCGCCCGTTGTTCTGCTATCTGCTACCATAATTGCTTTACCAATTGTGTTTCTGTTTTCAATTCCATATAAATTCATAATTCCTTCCTTTCTTCCCGTATAGCCGTTAGAACAGCTATAATATTATCTTAATGTTACTTTATATCTACGTGATTCTTTATAACCGAACGTTTCTTCTGATTTTGAATCGAACCACCCTTTTTCAACCCCCACCGCTTGAATATGCTTTGCGGCATAATCATAAGTTGTAAAAGAAATTACATTATTAAAATATAACTGCTGAATATTTCTAAACACATTGCTTGTGGTTTCAAAATACACGTCTTTGCGAATTATTTCAAAAGCATACTTTCTAAAATCTTTTATCAAATTGTATAAATACATATAATTGCGTCTTTTTTCATCCAACATATCATTGTCAATGTTGGCTAGTGTTGCAATGCTAACGTGATGCCATTCTGGATTGATGATTGCGTGTAAGTGCTTACGGAAAGAGTTGCCGTATTTGGTGTTTAAAACCTGTTTTGCTCTTAATACTTCGATATTATAAGAGCTGTTATCATCTGCTATAATAGTATCTGTTATAGATTCTTCGCTTGTTTGCTGTTCTGGTAATGGTGCAACTTTCACGCTATCGGTATCAACATAAATATGCCCTTTAATATCATTGTTTGTCGATTCACAGTTTTCTGTTTTATTGGTTTCCGCTTTGGTAGATTCACTATAGTCTGTTATAAGTCTTTCATATAAGTCTTTCATCGTTTTAAAATCATCAAAGTCATAACAACTTGTAATATGTGCTACTCCTCTATGGTCATGTATAAACAAACTACCACTAACACCTCTGTACACATTTAAGCATACGTGATTTGCTAATTCAACCTTGTATCGCCCGTCAATTGGCTTTACAGATTTTACCTCTGTATTCATAATCTTTGCTACTTCTGTGAAAAACTTGTTGTAACTATTAACTCTCATAATTCCTTCTTTCCGATAGTCCTTGCTATCTATATTTCTTTTCCTCTATGGTTATATAGTACTATAGTACTGTTAACACATTATGACATAATTGTAAATAAATTGTTAACAATATATGTTTTAATTTATAAACGCTCTTATAGTTCATACGTTCGATTTATATTATTGTCTGACAACTTGTGGGGAACTTGCACATTGTATATTATATTTAAAAGGTATCTC